TTGCCAACAATATAGCAAACTCTTCGTCATGTAGATTCTTAGTGGAAGATGTCATCACTTCCCCTACATCTGACGCAAGACTGTTTGCGTATAGCCTGCATTCGGCATCTATCCGAATTGCTCCGAGTGCCGAAGGCTTGCCAATGCTTGCCTTCGTTTTGATAGGTCGAAGCAAAACGCTAGCGTCTTGTTGCTCTTCCTTTTTCTTGGTTTTAGTGTAAGGCTCAATAAAACTGTACGAACCACCACCAGAAGAAACAGATGGGGCACCTTGAAATAGCAGGCCTGTCGTAGCGACAACAATCGCAACATAACCGATACCTTGTACTGCTATTGCGCGAGGATCAATCATTGCCGGGTCACCGTCGTTATGCCTGCAACAGAAGTCAACGATTGAACGACAGGTCCGCTAGAGCGAGATGAGTCAGTAACGATAAGGTTTGAACCAATTCCGTAAAGCGCTGCAAGTTCTGTAATCATGGTTGCAATATCACTTCCAAGTGATGTTGCAGAAGACGTTGTTTCAATGTTTACCTGATTGCCTTCTTGAGTAACTGTTTGATTTACCAAACCAGCTACGCGAGAAGATGGTCCAACCACCAAAGGATTCTGCAATCCATGCAATAAATATACGTTGTAAAGCTCAATCGCTTGCGCTTTTGTAATCAGATAAGAATCAGATTCAACAAGTGGTTGGTAGAAAGCATTTGTATTGCTGACCAGTGAAGGAACAACAATACTTGATTCAGTGATCGCTGCGTCAAAGAACGACTGTGTATTAACAAGTAGACTTGGTAAGAGATTTGTTCCAGCACCTGTGATTGATGCGAAATAAAATTGATTTACGTTATCGTATCTGTTTGCGGATAAATTAACACTAGATGCTACGCTTCCAGAATAAAACGCATTGGTGTTTTCATATCGCGCAGGATTCAACGCATACGAGACTGAAACTGACGCAGCAAAAAAGTTTTGCGTATTTGTAAATAATGTAGGTGTTAAGACATAAGTATCACTAACATTAGCGGAATAAAAAGACTGAGAATTACTATAAAGACTAGGCAGAAGCGTCTGTGATGGAACGCTTTGAGTTATTGTTGCGTTATAAAAATCTTGCGCGTTGTCATATCTTGTGGCCGTTAATGTTTGAGTTGGGCCACTGACATTTGCAACTGTTGGACTGTAGAAAGTTTGACTATTTGTATAAAGTGATGGAGCAAGCGCATAACTTGCACTTACTTCCTGACTAAAAAACGATTGTGAGTTTGTTACAAGCTCAGGAGAGAGCGTAACTGTGCCGCGTGTCAGTGTCGGCGCAAAGAACGATGTAGTGTTGGTATAGAGAGTCGGCGAAAGATTGACCGACCCTCTTGTAACCGTAGGCGCAAAAAAAGTCTGATCGTTAACGACCAGAGATGGATTAAGCGCTTGTGTAGTCGGGCCTACCTCTCCTTGCCCAAGAAGAAGTGGCAGCAGCACGGTTTAGAACACCTCGAAAGTGATCTCGAACGCCAAGTTACCAACCGAGGCCACGGTGCCTTGAACAAACCGCAATCCCGAGTTCTCACGCACGATCAGGTCCGCGCCCTCATTGCGAATGAACTCCGCACCCAATGTGCCAGCGATACCGGATGGTGCGGATGTCTCCTCGGTGAACACCCAGCGCTGACCAATCATTGCGCCAGCAGTAGCGCCACCAGCGGGGGCCGACCTTGCCGTTACGCTGGCCGACAATGCTGCATTTGCGGTATCCATTGCACTAAGTGTGATGGCATTTAGCGCAGTACCGTTTGTCGTCGCAGCGGTGCCACCTGTGCCAACTGCTGAAGTGCGCGTCAGGCTGACTTCAACACCCAACGTACCGGTGACTGCTGTGTCGTTGTCAACGTAGCAGAACGCCGATAGGATGCGCAGCGATACGCCGCTACCAGTGGCATTGAACAGGTCAAGAAATACCTTGTTTGCGCCTACAGCTTGGCTAGGGCAAATCAGACGGTATTGAGGCAAGCTGCCTTGGATGTTTCCATCCGGCATTGCCACCATGATGACTTGATACTCTTTGCCCGAAACCAACTGCGTGGCAACCGTCGCTCCCGTACCTGGAGTGACGTTGATTGAGTCGTTTGGCAGCGCCATAAATTACCTTACAGTGCAAAGATGCCGCTTGCGTTCCAAGTCACACTAATATCGCCGCCGTTTGGCGTAACTGGAAGACCAGCAACACCAGAATCGATGTAGGCCACCAGAGGCGAAGTGCCTGCCGTACCGGTATCTACATAGATGACCAGCGCTTCCACGGAGTTACCAGTGACAGCGGTATAGGTTACGTCACCACCGTCAAACACACCGTTGGTCACCGACTTCGTAGCACCGATAGTCTGAGCAGTGCCAACCACGCCGGTCAGCGAGGTAAGAAACTGGTGCGCTGCGTTGTAGGTGTACGTTCCAGTGTCTACCAAAGCAACCTTAACCGTGCCGGTCAAAAGATTGGTATTGGTAGCTGCGCCAAGGGTGGTTTCCTTGTACTTGGGATAAATCGCGTTTGCCATTTCTTACTCCTTAGCCAATGCTAAACCAGTGTGTTGGGTAGGACACAGAGAACTTGCCGTTGATGCTCTTTGTTGCATTTGGGAAAGCAAACACCGCAACAGCACGATTTTCCTTGCTTGCGTTATACACAAGACAGCCTTGGGCCTGAATGCTGCAATTCTCCATAACCACATCAGCAAACTTGACCGCGACACCGTGCTGCGTAGGAGTTAACTGCATGTCCTTTAGGACTACTCCACCGGGCGCATAACCCTGACCAGAGCATTCTCCCATAGGATCATATGCTTTTGTGTCTTTGTTTAGCTTCGCATCGGCCTTATAAAGTGCCATGCGGTATTCGTCCTTTGATGAATGGATTCCATCCATCAATTCCATGATGAAACTTCTGCAAGTAGCAGAGTTAATCATGCTCGAAGGACTCCGCGCCAACAACCACACCTTCCTCGTTGCGGATCAGCTTGATTGTCTTGGGTTTTGAGGGCTTGTCCTCTTGCTTCAGGTTCATCTTGATTTCCATCGGCTCACTTTTCACAGTGATGTTGGGATTCATCGTGAACTCTGGTTGAAGAGCAATAACCTGTTCCGTAGAGCCGATGTTCATCCTAGACCGCTGATTCCCGCCACCGCCTCCAGTGTCTTGAGGGCTTGAGCCTGGGATGGTTTCGTCCTTCTTGTCCTGCACCAACTCATCGCCGCCCTCGATGTTGGACATGCCAAGATACTCGCGGGCTTCGTTAGGCGTCAGGATGCCACCAGTAACACCGGCCTTGGCAAAGTTCATCTGATCCAGCGGAGCGCCCTTCAGGAAGTCCCGAGTGTCAAACTCTATGCAAAGGCTAGGGTATTGAGACAGCAGATGCTGCTTCAGCTTTTGTTGGATGTTGACAATGATGGGGTAAATGGCCGACTTGTAATACTCATCCAGCATGGTCTGAGTATTGTTGTACTTGGATTCTCCGATTCCGATCATGGACGGAGGCACACCAAAGATGCCGCAAATCCGCTTCATCGTCTGGAGTTTCAACTCTCGCGCATCAGCGTCCTGAAGAGTCAGCATCTCTAGCGGCATGTACTTCATGCCTTGATCAAGCAACATGCCCTGACCCGGCTTGGAAGCATCAGTCCTTTGGGAGCCTGTCATGTTCGCCCAGGCTTCCTTCAGCCGAGCAGCTATTTCCTTGTACTTGCCATCAGGGATAACCGACTCGGTTACGAACATGCCCGAGGGTTTGGCCCCATTGAGCATGACGTAGTTGGCGTACAGGTCGATGTCTTGATCAAGTGACACCAATTCCGTCGCCAGGATGCCCTTGTTAAAGCCCGCGGAGCCCTGCCATGCCATGTCCTTGATGTGCATGACCTGATGTGAGGCCAAAGGTTCTTCCTTAGAGAAACCATACGAAGGAGTAGACAACCTGTAGGACGGATACCGCGTAGGAGTTATCTGAACAGCAATCAGAGTGCTGTCTAGGATATACATCTCAATCGGAGTCTGGCTAGGATTTCCCTGATCCTTTCTCCACCACAGAGTAAAGGCTTCACCAGACAACTCATGCCACATCAACCACTGATACCAGAACTCATATTGACTTTGGAAGGCGTTAGGGTTCTGAATCAGGTTCATTACCTGGATTGCTTTGGCCTTATTGCGCTCAGTTACGCCTTTGCCTTCAATAGCGTCAACGTACTTCCCGTCCTCAGTGCGGCACATCACCCGCAGCGGAAGTTGAGCAATAGACCGAGCTTTAGCACCAATACATGACATAACCGTCGAATTTCTCGACAGCATGGACATATCAACAACTCGACCAGCATCATTGACAGAACTGGTCGTTACATACAGCAGTTGGCTGTTTACGACCGAGCCTTGCTTAGTCGCGCCATAGGTGATCTGGTTGCCTAGGGCCGTTTGCCCAAACAACGTATTGGCTTCTTTTGCCGATGTTTTCTTACGAAATACGTCGAAAATGCCCATGTCAGACCCCTTTGGCTACACTTTACCACTCTAATGATCTAAAACCAAATGAATCAGATACAAATACGTTATCTAGGTGGCCGTGAACTGCCATGATCATGGCGATGATACCGTCAACCTTAGCGGATGGGTCCGCTTCGTTCTTCCTAACCTTAATGTTGTCGTTTACGTCTTTGTAGACCTCGCAGTTTCCTAACTGCCAACCCACAAACGGATTCCCATCGTGGTTAATAGCCTTCTTCATAATCAACTCTTCTGTGGCCTTACTCGGGCTTGACAGCATTGCCATGCCCTGGCCGACCTTGACCACAGGAAGTCCGTCCGCGTACAGGTTAGCGACCAGATTAGCCGCGTTGTACGGGTCGTAATTGATCTGCTTCACCTCATACTTTTCACATAGGTTGCGGATATATTTCTCGATTTCCCCGTGGTCTGTGACGTTACCCGGAGTGAACTTAAGAATCCCACTAGCCGCAGCTTGTAGGTAGGTAGGTCGGTAGTGATTTGGAACGAGGTCAAGCGACTCTTCTGGCAGGAAGAACTGAAACTCCGCAAAGAACTTCTCGTCAGAATACCTGTGTAACGTGCAAATTGCGTTGAGGTCTCTGGAGTGCGCCAAGTCAAAAGCCACAAAGGTGGACTCTGGTTTATCAGTTGGTTTGGCGGATACGGATGCATCCCAGAAGCGGCGATCCACCCAAGCAGCGTTTGCAGAGACGTAAACATTCAACTGCTTGCAGAGGAACTCATTGAGACTCGCAGGTTTCGCTGATGCCTCATCGGCCATATGCTGGATGTGGTCGGTAGACACCGA